GGCCAGCCCACCGATACATTTGCGAGGAATTTCCTCACAAACATCGGATTTTGAGCACTCACTAGATACGTAGAACGCATCATCACCCAGTTTAACGACATATGGTAGGTCAGTATCGGCAAAAAGAATAAACTAAGTACCCCAAAGAATGGGGAGATTAGGTAATGCAATGGCAGTGACGGCAAGAATTCCTGATCCGGTAGGGACCATAGACGTACCAAACACCATGGAAGCTTGAACATTTGCTGGAGCAGTAATAAGATAAACTTGAGCATCTTGATTTCCCGCAACAGCTGTGCCAAGCCAACTACCCAAAAGAATACTATTGCTGGTTTGATGCAAATTATTCAAGGCAACACTATACCCTCCATAAGTGAGGGAGGCCGAAAAGGCAACGTCAACAAAGACGTAACCACTAAAGCCAAGTGGGAAAGTAATAGTATTACCAGAATATGTCAAATTGATGGTACTAGCAACGCTATTTTGAACACCTCCAAACAGATTAGTGTTTGTCCAGGTAGCAGCAATGCCATAAGTGGCAGCACTACCGGGAGCAGCAACAGTGCTGCCAAGTTGTGGCTTTGATAGTTCAACATCATAAGAGACCCAAAGTTCTCCTACCACATTGGTTTGACCCGATTGCCCACCGCTAGTCGCGACAGACAACGAACAAAGATCAAACAACTTAATATCACCAGTGACAGCACCTGTACGAACATATTGACGAGGCAAAATAGTTTCAACAGGTGAGCACTCAACAGGAAGTATGACACTTGCAGAAGGCACAGTGTCAACAGACCACATTTCGTTGAGGAGCTGGGTCTTATTAGTGAATGAACTAGCATCAGCACGGTACTGCGCAGCGAGCATAACACTACCCAAGGCAGTGTTAGACCCAGAAGCAAGCGCTGTAGCACTAGTAGTTTTAAATTCAAAAACGAGACCTTTAAACGAATATTCCTGAAAATTCTGCGCTACCGCAGAAAGATAAGGAAATGATGATGCTAATCCTGGATTAACAGCGATATTAGTGAGAGTGAAAGCAGCACCGTTCATTGAGACATCTGAGATATACTCGCGATGGCGAATACGGACAGCTTCATTAGAACTATGCATAATTGGGACTTGAGACGTAGCATTCCAACAAGAATTCGTCATGGTGTAAGAGCCAGATCCGAAAATCTTGGGAAACCCAAAGAAGTTAGAGGCAAGGTTGCCACCTTTCAGCAGCAACCTGCCCAGGTCAGTAACTTGACTTTGGGGTTGATTCATGTTTGATAACATGCGGGTGATCTGAGCAAGCTCAGAATTCGATTTTGATTGTGAAGTCTTCTTGGACTTCTTAGTTTTGATTCTTCTTTTTGGTGGCATGTATTGGATCCCTCGCCACAAGAGACTGTTCATCGTGTGAAACCATAAATGGAAACCCGTGCAGTCGTTCGACATTCCGCTATTAAGCTTAGTAGTAAAACATGTTTCAGATTGGGCGGTACCACATATGTGGCCCTACCATGAAAACATATCGAACGGGTACGTAAATATTTACTGGCAAATTGGCGGCGCCTAAAGGCCTTCCAACTACCAAACGTTTTGGGTAATCACAACACACAACCCAATGGTTAGCAACCACCCCACCCTTTATACGTCTGGTGCGACGTTTCATGATACGTTAGAAAGGTAGTGTTAGCCACCTCTCAACATCAGGATCGTTAAAACCCAATATTGAGCGTGTGCTATAAGACTTTTCAATACTCAACTGTTCCTCTGGAGAGATACCGAAAGCCCAATAGAAAGAAGCTCGGGATTGTTCACTCGGTTCACCATGTGAACGAGAGCAACCCTCAGCCATCTTTCGAACGCCCCAACCCCAAACATTACTAAGAGGTTGGGCTTTGCGTCCAACGGAAGACCGCAAGTACATACTATAAAAACTATCCCAAACTGGAAGTGATCCAGCAAGGGCAATGCCTCCAGTACCTACGGCCTTAATCCAACCCAAGAACTCAACTGGTCGGTAATACGGGTGCATACAAGTGGCATCTTTAGAGATAGCCACTCGCGGGTCACGCACCATAGTGTAGTCAGATGCCCCTGGCCCAACAAAAACAGGTTGAGCCTGACAAAAGGAAATTTGCTCAAAGGTGTAGACAGGCTCTTCAATTACCATTGTAAAGCCCATCTCTCGAAACCACCTAGGAGCAGACGCACGAAACTTTTGGTATTCGTGTGACTCCATAATAACAACACAATCATCACCGTTATTGACCAACTCAATCACAATGGATAGCTCAGCAGCATAACTATTAACCATAGCGCACATAATCAAACATGCACCAAGACTAGTATTCATATCACCACTGGCCCGAACTCCATTTGTTGTATACTCAACTTCGCCATCACCAACTCGTCCAAAACATTTATTGGATAATTGCTGATGTGTAAGACTTCGAAGTCGATCCTTGTGCTTCTGTTGCCAAAAACACAAATCATACACTGAGTGCTCCCACATCAATGCATCTTTCGACACATGCTGATCAAAACGGGACGCATCCATACCAACCGCAACAGGCTTCTTAAAAACATTCCACTTTCGTGAAATGGCAGAAGCAACTTGGGTCGCATTCATACCTTTCATAACCGTATCACGTCCCATGACTTTACCGATACTTTTAAATATTCGCTCCTCGATTGGCCTTATAAATCGTCCAATCTCAATGTTAAATCGAGGATCTCTAGGGGAGATGACTCGTGGCACAGGATCTTTAGAAGTGAAATTAGTCTTCTCAAACTTCAAAAAGGTCTTAATATAAGAATCTTTCACCCGCAATGGGATTACATCCAACGAATCACACGCTTTTTGATAGTTCACCCGCTTGCGGCCCGAATAGGTTTCGACAAATGCTTGTCGACTAATAGGGGCGGTCGAGGGAAGGTGAACCTTCAAAAGGTCTGTGAATCGCTGGAGGCGAGTGAAAAAGAATGCCTTATTAACAGGCCTTGGCGGCTCACAAAAGAGACCGTCTTCATTCTTAACGAAGAAGACTCTCTCTTTAACGGCGCGCTCCAAGGCATTAATGTCATCATTATATACAGAGAAAGTCAATGGGGGAGCGACCCCATCAACGACGACAAACTTCCTCTGTTTGGGGGTACCCTCAATTTTACGTGTTACCAAACTAGGATGGTCGGGTGCACTACTAATAGCACAATCCACCCCTAACACGAAACGTGGGCACCCCTAACCACTTAGGTCTCTGGGGCGTCGGAACCAACCAACACCCCAGTCCCAGTAAGTGGCCTGAAGCGCAGAAATGCGGTTACGAATAACAGCAGTCTGCATCATAGCCTTAGCTTCAAGTTCTGCTCTTGACGGGACAAAGCATAACTCAATAGCAAAAGGCATCACCATTGGAATATCAGCACGACGCATGTCTTTTAACGATGAGACATGGTCATGGATCCACTTTCTTGCTACAAGCTCGTTTGACTCAGTACGTAACCTAAATCCAAAGCGAGCTCGACATGCAAGAGCTGCAAGCGCCGCAATCTTACGAATGCGGTTGCACCTATTTTCTGGTGGAGAAATAAGGGCTTCTTGTACAGTCTCCTCACTTTCGTCACAATGAGCGACGGTCTCCAAAGCATGGCGCTTAGCATTCTCAGAAACATGACCAAACATGTACCATGAACACACAGCTTTAACCAATACATTGGAGAATAAGGCGATTACTGATATCAGCAAAAGGAAAGATAAAACTTCCATTTCACCAAAGATCGTTCGCACTAAAATAAGCATCTAAAGTAGCTTGTCTCCTTACGGTCTTACAACGACAGCGGGCAACAAGCGTAAACAATGC